AGGACAGCATAAGAAGACAACACGGTGTCAAGAAAAAAACTAGCAGAAAAAATAAAACTTGATGTAATTAATTGGTCCAAGACTGTATTGGAACCAATGAATAAACACATAGGTTTCCCTGCCTGTCCCTTTGCAGCAAAATGGCGTAAAGATGGTAAACTTAGAATAGAAGTTAGACCTGATAGATCTAAGTATGAAAGGCACTTAACTAATGTTTTAAAATCATGGGATAAGAAAAAACATGATATAATAATATTTTGTGACCCTTATTGGGAACAATATGATGGGCAAAAGTTTCAACAAAAGATAGATTTTTACAATAAAACGTATAATCGTAGAGATGTATATTTTATGGGATTTCACCCCTCAGCACCAGCAGATCCTGAGGAACAAGAGTTTTTAGTTGACCCTACGGATGAACCTGTAAAACATGGTGATCTAGAATATTCCATGATGTTAATACAAAAGTTTAAACAACTGTACGATGCAAGTTGCAAACTACATAAGATAGGCTATTATAAGAAATGGCCCAAGGATTACTACGATGAGGTAGTAGCTGAAAGGCAAAATACTTATAAAAAACTTTTTAAAAAAGGAGTAAAGTCATGATGGCAAAAAAGAAACAAGTAATGAAGAAAGGTGGCATGGCCAAGAAACGTGGTGGTGGCATGATGCAAAAGAAAATGGGTGGTGGCATGATGAATGTCTCACCTAGAAAAGCTATGGCTATGGGCATGAAAGATGGTGGTATGCCTAAAAAGAAGTCTGTTGTTAAGAAGAAACGTGGAGGCAACATGGCTAAGAAAAAACAAGTCGCCAAAAAACGTGGTGGCGGAATGATGAAGAAAAAATAATTTATGGCTACCTCGACTACAACTAATTTCAATCTAGAGATAGATGAAATCATAGAAGATGCTTATGAAAGATGTGGAGTTGAAGCTAGATCTGGTTATGATTTAAAATCAGCTAGGAGAAGCTTAAACATTTTATTTTCTGAGTGGGGAAATCGAGGTATTCATTTATGGAAAGTGACTAATCAAACATCTAATTTAACAGCAGGAACTACGACTTATACAGCTCCTAGTGATGCTTCAGATGTTTTAGAAATGACTTTTAGACAAATTTCTTCAGGTACAACTACTGATACGACCATGACAAAAATATCAAGGTCAGAGTATCAAGCTTTACCAAATAAATTTTCTCAAGGTCAGCCTAGTCAATATTACATAAAAAGAAATTTATCAAATGTAGAAATTAATTTGTATCAAACACCTAACACGACAGATACACAAATTAATTACAACTATATAGGTAGAATAGAAGACGCAGGAGCTTACACTAATGATCCTGACGCTCCTTTTAGATTTCTCCCTTGCATGGTTTCAGGATTAGCTTTTTATCTGTCTCAAAAGAAAAATCCTCAAGCAACTCAAAGTTTAAAGTTGTATTATGAGGATGAGTTACAGAGGGCCCTTACAGAGGATGGTCAAAGATCATCTGTTCATATTGTTCCTCAAAATTACTTTGTAAACGGATCGTAAATGGCAACTTTTGCTACAGGTAAGTATGCTATTGCTATATGTGATAGATGTGGACAGCAATATAAATTTCATCAATTAAGACAGGAGTGGAACGGATTAAAAACTTGTCCTGATTGTTTTGAAACAAAACATCCACAACTAGAACCATCTTATCACAGTGCAGATGCACAAGCCTTACCTTGGGCTAGACCTGCTAGGCAAGAACCTATTATTGTTTTTGTAGGATCATCAGGAGATAGTCCTTTTACTTCAAATGGTATGCAACCGTCTAGTGAAAGCAGAGAGTTGCTTATTGGATCAAGTGTTGGTAAAGTAAGTGTGGAGATATCATGAATTATTCTGAGCTTTTAGACAACGTAAGAAACTATACAGAGGTAACAAGTGATGTGTTGTCTAACTCTGTAATTAATGTTTTCATAACTAATACAGAAAATAAAATTGCTAGACAAATGGACTCCGATGATCAAAGGAGATACGCCACTACATCCTTTGAGGCTAACAACGCTTTCTTAGATGTGTCAGGACCTGAGGGAGGTTTTAGATTTGCTAGAGGATTACAGTTAGTAGAAACTGATGGAACTAGGACTTGGTTGCAACAAAGAGATGCTACTTTTATGGATGAGTATTCTCCTGAGAGATCAACCACTGACAGTAATTTTACAGGTAAACCAAAATATTGGGGTAATTGGGATAGCAATACTTTAGTAGTCGCACCTACTCCTAATTTAGCTTACACGGTTGAAATGTGGTATGATGAAACTCCTGAGAGATTAGGAAATGGTTCAGGGAGCACTAGCACTACAACTTTTGTTTCAAATAATGCACCTGAAGTTTTATTATATGGGACTTTATCAGAAGCTTATTCATACTTGAAAAATCCACAAGATATGCAATTATACGAAGGTAAGTACCAAGTGGCTCTGCAAGATTTTGCACAAGAGCAAATGGGTCGTAAACGTAGGGATGAGTATCAAAATGGTGTGTTACGAATTCCGATAAAATCGCTAACACCATAAAGGGAGTAAATAAAAATGGCAATAAATCAAGCAGTGTGTGCTTCATTTAAAAAAGAGTTGTTGGCAGGAGATCACGATATTGATAACGATACAATCAATCTTGCTCTATACACAAACTCTGCAACTTTAAATGGAAACACTACAGCGTTTTCAGCAACAAACGAAGTTGGAAACTCAGGAACATATGCTAGTGGCGGAGCAACTCTAACTGGTGCAACCATTGGATTAACAGCAACTAGTGCAACAGCATCAACAGCATTTGTTGATTTCGCAAACGTAAGCTTCACTTCAGCTACAATATCAGCTCAGGCAGCTTTGATCTATAATAGATCATCAACAAATACAAATGCAGCTATTGCAGTTTTAGATTTTGGTAGTGTTAAAACATCAACAAACGGAACATTTACAATCGCATTTCCAACTAACGATGCTTCAAGTGCTATATTAAGATTATCTTAATATAGAAGGTCATTACCATGGCAGATGCTTGGAATGAGGGAACGTGGGGACAAGGCTTTTGGGGCCAACAAAGTTCGATCACAGTATCTGTTACTGGGGTATCAGCGTCAACAGCTTTAGGAACTGAAAGTGTTGTTGGAGATAGTTTAGTAACATTAGACTCATTACAAGTTACTTCTGCATTAGGTACGGCAGAGGCAGAACAAGTATCTGTCTTTAATTTAACAGGTGTTTCATTCGAAACACAATTATCAGGTGTAACAGTAAACGAAGGTGCCGGTGTAGTTGCCGGTAGCTTATCTATGTCCTTTGCAACAGGAGCTGAGTCTGCTACAGGATCAGTGGACGCAGGTTGGGGTAGAGGCACATGGGGTTCTTTTGCTTGGAATGAAAATATAGAATTTATAACTAACGTCAGTAGCGTGTCCATGTCCACTGCGTTAGGGACCACGACACAAGAAGTTGGAACTGGTGTCATAGTTTCTGTAACTGGTCTATCAATGACCTCAACGGCAGGAACATTAGAGGTTTCAGAGGCAACTGCTTTAGTAAATCCAACAGCTCTTACGGTAGGTGTGGCCTTATCTGGAGCGTCAGGAATTACTGGTGAAGGTAATGTTGGTGTCATAGCACCTTCCGATCAATTAGATTTTGCTATTGGTACACCAGTAATAGATATATTTACACAAGTAGATGCACCTTCAGTGGCCATGACTTCAGCCTTAGGTAGTGTAAGCACCACTGCTGATGCTTTAGTTACGCTTGGTAGCTTATCAAGTAGTTTCTCCTTAGGCACAGAGACAGTTGAAGTCGGTACTGGTGTGATAGTCAGTGTTTCCACAGTAGCTCTAACTTTTGCAGAGGGTACAGCACAAGGTATCGGAGAGGCTGTCGTAAATGTAACAGGAATAGATTTAACAACAGTTCTAGGAGATACTTTTGAAACACCTTGGGCAAATGTGGTAACAGGGGCAAGTAATACATGGACGGAAGTAAATGCAGCATAAAAAAAATGTTGCTAGGATATTAAAAAAAGATATATTTTAGAGAGGTAAAAACATGTCAAGTACATACTCAGATAGACTCAAATTAGAACTCATGGCAACTGGTGCAAACGCCAACACATGGGGGACAAATACCAATAATAACCTAGAGGTTGTTGATGCTTTTTCAGCAGGATATTTAGCAAAATCTGTCGCTGGTTCATCTAATATAACGTTAACTACAGCTAACGCCTCAGACACAGCAGAGTCATCAAATAAAACTATTGAATTAACTGGAGCTTTAACAGGTGCGATAAGTGTATTTATTCCTGCTGTGGAGAGTGAATATAACTTTTTTAACAATACTTCAGGTTCTCATGATTTAAAAATTTCAGCTACTGGTCACGATGCAAATGGAGTCGTAATTGCACAAGGAGCTAAGACTACAGTATTTTGTGACGGTGCTTCAAACTTTAACGTAGAAATAATTTCATCCACTGATGCAGGAGCCTTAGGATCTGGAACTTTACCAGATGCAAGATTTCCTGCTACTTTACCCGCAGCTTCTGGTGCAAATTTAACAACTTTAAACGCAAGTGAATTAGATTCAGGAACAATTCCAGATGCAAGATTTCCAGCGACTCTTCCTGCCTTAAATGGTTCTGCACTTACAGACTTGAATGCAACTAACCTTGCAAGTGGTACAGTCGCAGATGCAAGATTACCTACCGTCCCAACTTCAAAAGGTGGTACAGGTTTAACATCAATTGGAACTGCTGGACAAATCATACAGGTTAATTCTGGAGCAAGTGCTTTAGAATTTGCAGATCCCGCAGGTGGTGGTATCGGTAGTGGAACAACTACAACTTTTAATAACTCAGGTACTTTCACAGCAGCCTCAGGTTCACAGTTTATTTCAATCTCCGTAGTCGGTGGTGGCGGTGGCGGTGGAGGAGGTCACAACAGTGGTGGTGGAGGCCAAGCAGGTCAAGCTTCTTCTTTTGGATCTTTCTTAACTGCTAACGGTGGTAACGCTAGTGGTGGTGGTGGAGCAGGCAGTGGTGGCACTGCAAGTTCAAATATTCCTTACGCAGGTTTCGCTGGAAACTCTGGAAACTCTGGTGTTTTACCGGGACGAAGTGCAGGTGGTGCAGGACAAGCAGGTGGCTTTCCAGGTGCAGGTAATGGTGGTGGAGGTGGAACCTTCAACCAAAACAACGCTAGATCTGGCGGTGGAGGTGGTGGAGCAGGTGCTTGTTACGCTGTAATTGGTGCACCACAATACTCTCCAGCAGGTCAAACAGTTACCGTAGGTTCAGGTGGTAACGGTGGTGGCGGTGGTCCTCAGTCTAACCCAGGTGGTGCAGGTCAATCAGGTAAAGTCACAATCGTGGAGTTCATATCATAATGGCTAAATTCGTATTAATAGACTCAAATAACAGAGTATTATATGTGGCTGACTCTAGACCAACAATAGCGGGTGGAGATGAATATATCGAGGTAAGTAATGATTCAGTTGCTAATCAATGGTATTATGATGGCACAGATGTGCATGAATTTAAACCCTATGATATTGAAGAAGTTAGAGTCATGAGAAACGAAAAATTAGAACAGTCTGATTGGATGGTGCTAGAGGACAGTCCTTATAAGGCCACTGGTCAAGAGTCCAACCTAGCTAATATTAAGACCTACAGGCAAGAACTTAGAGACTTTCCAAACGAAAGCACATCATATAACGAAAACAACATTAATTGGCCCACATTGACATTAAGTTAAAGCTAAGTATTATATCTTAAATACTTAGAAATGATTGTTAATCAGAATTTTATTATAAGTGAAGGTTATTTTCCTGATCATGTTTGTCATGACATAATTCAATCAGCTAAAAATCAACAAGAAATAGATGGTGTAATACAAAAAGGTGATGATAAAAAAGTAAGAAATTCGAGAGTAACTTGGCTAAAAGACAAATGGATATACGATTGGATAGAGGGATTAGTATATCAAATAAATCAAGAGCAAGATTGGAATTTTGTTTTAAGTGCTCCAGAGGACATACAGTTCACTAGATATAAGGTGGGTCAGTTCTACGGATGGCATCAAGATGTTTATGAAAATTTACCTAATGGACTACAAAGAAAAATATCGGTTGTTATACCTTTAGTTGACTCTAATGAATACGAGGGTGGAGATCTTCAGTTTTATAACCCAATGGAAAATCCGAATAAAAGTCAAGAAGATAAGATAATAAAATTAGAAAAACTTAGAATAAAAGGTAGTGCTATAATCTTTCCAAGTTATATTTATCATCAAGTTACACCAGTAACGAAAGGTGAAAGATTATCTATAGTGATATGGTTTAACGGAGAAAAATGGAAGTAGAAAATTTATTCGATAAACATAATTATGTGGTCGTTCAAAATGCTATCAGTCAAGAGTTAGCAGATTTTGTAAAAAATTATTTTTTAATGAAAAGAAAAGTAGTGGACCAAATGAAATATACAAAAATTATTTCACCGTTCATAGAGTATTTAGGCGTTTGGAATGATGAGCAAGTTCCGGGAACATACAGTCATTACGCTGATTTTGCTATGGAAACTTTATTAAAAAAATTAAAACCTTTAATGGAAACTCAAACAGGTAAGAGACTTTATGAAAATTATTCTTATGCAAGAATTTATAAATATGGTGATACCTTATACAGACACAAAGATAGATTTTCATGTGAAATATCAACTACTCTTAATTTAGGTGGAGATCCATGGCCAATTTATTTAGATCCTACAGGAGAGACAGGTAATGAAGGCACGGAGATAAATTTAAGACCAGGAGACATGTTAATTTATAAGGGTGCATTGTGTGAGCATTGGAGATACGCTTTTACTGGTAGTCAGTGTGTGCAAGTGTTTTTACATTATAATGATGTAAACACAGAAAACGCTGAAAAAAATAAATACGATACTAGACCTTTTTTAGGTTTACCCTCATGTTTAAGAAAACAATAACTTTTAAATCATCATATAAAAAAGAACTTATTGAGCCAGTGCCAATAAAAAAATTAGCTCCAGAATGGTATAAAAAATTACCAAATTATTATGGGAATAAAACTATTTTCCAAGATGCAACTGCAAAAAAATGTGTGCCAATGTTAGATGCATTTACCTCTGGTTATGCAATATTAAATCCAGTTGACATCATATTTTGGCACGAAACAAAGGATGACAAAAAAGGAATAGGATTTAGATTACCAGATAGTTTACATATAGATGATTATCCAGGAATTAATGTTGGTATTGAGTTACACAATAGTAATCAAATAAATCAAGGCTTTGTAAGACCTGATGAATATGACATACCATTCAAATACTTAAATCCTTGGATTATAGAAACTCCAAAAAATTATAGTTGTTTATTTATAAATCCTCTCAACCATGGTGGAGAGAGAGGTATTAGAACATTAGACGCAATAGTAGAAACAGATGTGTATTACAACCAAGTCAACTTTCCTTTTTTCTTAAAAAAGTTTGACGAAAAAAAATCATTTTTGTTAAAGAAAGGAGACCCTGTAATGTTGGTTTTTCCTTTTTTAAGAGATCAATGGCAAATGAAAGTCTCTGACATTGACACAGATAAAAAACAACATGAACATTTTAATTTATTTAATAATGTTGCAGATAACTACAAAAGAAAAATATGGAGGAGAAAAAATTATGATTAGTAACTACATAATAAAATGGGGCGTGAAAGAAGTAAACACCGATAGTATAGAAGGAAAAATAAATTTTTTTAACAAAATGCTTTTACTCATAAGCAAAACTTTTACTTTTAAGTTAAGTGGTACACATACAATTGAAAAAGATATGAATTTTTATTATTTTGATGAGGGTAGCACTGATTGGTTTTTTGACCCACAAGATAGAACTTTTAACATGTTTTACACAAAGTCAATTAAAGATTTAAATTTAGAGGCTATTTTATTAAATGAGTCTAAGAAAATTACACTAGAACCTAATTGTTTATATTGTATGCCTTATTGGATGAGTTATAAATTTAGTTCAGAAACAAAACATAAACAAGAGCTAATTAATTTAAAATTGCTTACAGAAACTAGACCGAAGCTCATAGCTAATGGAACACTTTGGTGATGTTAAAAATATACGATAATCAAATACAAAATAAAGAGGACATTTTTAAAGAAATATGTTCTTTACCTTATAATTTTGGAGAGACCGATAATGTAGATTCTAAACCCACTGGTTTAACCACTGAACTATCGGAAACAACATTAACTTATAAATCTATACATGCATTCGTAAAAGAAAATGAAACACTAAAAGATAAAATTATTCATCGTTCTTTTGTTAATTTATTTATTCCTGGAGAATATGCTAATTATCACACAGATGGGTCCTCTAAAGAATACACTCTACTTTATTATGCAAATCTTAATTTTGATTTAGATGAAGATGGTGAAACAAAATTTTTATCAGAAAATAATACTTTATCATCTATTTTACCTATACCAGGGAGAATAATAGTTTTTCCAGCAGACTATAAGCACACAGCTTCTCCTTACAGAACGCAACACAGATTTACAGTAGCTTTTAAATTTAAGGAGAAAACATGATACAACCAAATGAATTAAAAGAAAAAAACTTTAAAGTATATTTAGGAATGCCAATGTACGGAGGAATGTTATGTGAGGCCACGTTACATGGTTTACTTGAGGTTCAACAATGGACCATGGCTAAAGGAGTTGGATTACGTTTTCAATCCATGGGAAATGAAAGTCTAATAACCAGAGCTAGAAATACAATAGTTTCAATGATGATGGATGACAAAGATTTTGTGGCAACTCACCTTTTATTTATTGATGCAGATATAGGTTTTAGTTGGAGAAACATAGAACGATTACTATGTGCAGATAAAGATATAGTTTGTGGTATATATCCTAGAAAACACTTACATTTGGAAAAAGCATCTAAGTGGATTAAAGAAGACCCTGATATTAAACCTGATGACTTAGAGGCTAGAATACTTGGGTATAATCTTAATTTTGATGATCCTTCTCACCTTAGAGGTCAAAACGGTTTTTTTAGAGTCAGTGAAGCGGCCACAGGTATGATGCTAGTTAAAAGAGAAGTATTTAGAACAATGTTTAATAAATTTCCTGAAAGAAAGTATGAGTCTGATCAAATAGTTAATGGTGAATATTTTAAATCTGATAATTGTTATGATTTATTTGCTGTTGGTCCGTATGAGACACAACATGTGGATGGTAAACCGATGATTAGATATTTGTCTGAGGATTATTATTTTTCAAGATTATGGCAAGAATGTGGTGGTGAGATATGGGCTGATTTAGCTATGCCACTGACACACTTTGGTAATAGAGCCTACAAAGGACACGTTGGTAGTCTTGTGGCTGAAAAGAAATGAGAATAATAGAAAATTTTTTACCTGAGAATAATTTTAGGTTTATTCAAAAACTTTTAATGTCAAATAATTTTCCTTACTATAGACAAGAATGGGTAGGCACACCTGATGACATCTCATTAACTTCATTACTTACACATTTGTTGATATATGATGGAGAAAAAAGAACGGATGAGGCTTTTCAAAAAATTATAATGGAGCCTATTGCCAATAGGTTAAAACAAGAAAACAATTTTTTAAATATTGTCAGAGCAAAAGTAAACTTATATCCTTATCAAAATGAACACATGAAAAGCACTTATCATGTGGATCAGGATATCGAACACAAAGTCTTATTGTTACCTATAAATACAAACAATGGCTATACTGAGTTTGAAAACGGAACAAGATTTAAATCTATCGAGAACACAGCTATTATCTTTAACGGTGATTTAAAACATAGATCAGTAAGTCAGACTGATAATTCTGCAAAAATTAATATAAACATAAACTATTATTATGAAACTTAGATTAATACAAACCAATTGCTCTGCTATCAATAGCATCTATGTTTATGAAAATTTTCTAGAGGATCTATCGTATTTAAATATTTTAAAAAATAAAATTATTGAATACACAAAAAATGGAGAGTTAGATTATAAAACAAATGTTTTAGCAAAGATGACAGGATGGAAAAAACTTTTGGAGGATGATGATTTTAATAGAATACATCAAAATATAATACACACTTTATATAATATTATTAATATGAGAAATCCTACACCAAACGAAGAGATAGCTTTTGGATACAGAGACTCATGGGGTATGAGTCATGGTGAGGGTGATTACACTAAAGATCATATACATAATTTTTCACATTTTTCAGGATCTTTTTATTTTGAAGTGCCAACAACCACGAGAATGTGGTTTGAGGATTATCAAGAAGAAATAGAATTAAAAGACAATATGTTAGTTTTATTTCCAGGTTTAACCAAACATCGTGTTACAGCTCATACTGGTGAAAAACAAAGATATTCAATGGCTTTTAATTTAGATCTAAAAGTAGTATAACAGTAAAATGCCCTTAGTAAATTTTAGACCAGCACCAGGAATAAACAAGGAAGTCACTGACTATACAGGTCAGGGTAAGTGGACTGATGGAGATATGGTGCGTTTTTTTCAAGGATTACCACAGAAAATAAAAGGTTGGGAAAAATTTATAAGCACCACCTTAGTTGGTGTAGCAAGAGATCAACACTCATTTGTAGATTTGGATGGCATAAGATTTAATGCAATAGGCACAGACAGAAAACTATACATATTCACAGAGGGATTAGCTTATGATATTACCCCTATAAGAGAAACTCAGGCTCTCACAAACCCCTTTACCACTAACGCAACAACATCAGTGGTGGTTACAGATACTTCTCATGGTGCAGTAAAAGGTGATTTTGTAACATTTGACTCATTCTCAGCCATTGATGGTCTTGACATGAATAAAGAGTTTGAAGTTACATCAGTGGCTAACGCAGATGCTTATGTGGTTACACATACTAGTGCTGCGTCTGGTTCAACAGCAAGTGGTGGTGGATCAGGTAACGCTAAATATCAAATATCTATAGGACCAGAATTATCAACTTCTGCATTTGGTTGGGGCACGGATGGTTGGAGTGTTGGAACTTGGGGAACTCCTTCTACATCATCAAATGTGACATTAGAGGCTAGACAATGGTCACTAGATAATTTTGGTGAAAACTTAATAGCTACAGTTTTAAATGGTGGAGCTTTTGAATGGAAGCCATCTTTAGGAGTATCAACAAGAGCAACAGCAATCACTAATGCACCAACAAAGTCTAGATTAGGTTTGGTGTCTACACCTGACAGACATTTAGTATTTATGGGAACACAAAAAACCATAGGGGGAACTAACCCACAAGACGATTTATTAATTAGGTTTTCTAATCAAGAGGATATTAATACATATCAACCAACAGCAGAAAATACTGCTGGATCATTACGAATAGCTGACGGATCAAGAATCGTAGCCGCAGAAAGATCAAGAGGTCAAATTCTTATTTGGACAGATACTTCATTACACGCAATGCAATTCATAGGACCACCGTTTACTTTTGGTCTAAGACAATTAGGTCAGAACTGTGGGGCGATAGGTAGTCATGCCGCTGTTGATATAAACGGTATAAGTTATTGGATGTCACAGGACTCTTTCTTCTTGTTTGATGGTTCCGTTAAAAAATTACCGTGCACCGTGGAACAGTTTGTTTTTGATAATATTAATATTACAGGATCTGAAAATGCCTTTGCAGGACATAATGGAGAGTTTAATGAAATTATGTGGTTTTATCCACGAACAGGTTCAGATCAGATAAACGCTATCGTAGCTTACAATTATTTAGAAGGCACATGGTGGACAGGGACCTTAGCAAGGACCACTTGGATAGATAGGGAAGTTTTTGATAACCCAGTGGCATCAGAGTATTTTGAAAGCACCACTGCTAACAATGAAGTTATATTAGGATTGACAGACGGAGCCACTCAGATGTTTTCACATGAGGTTGGTAACGATGCAGATGGCACTGCTATCACAGCTTTTGTAAAATCAGGAGCAGTTGAGATAGGTGAGGGTAATGATTTTAGTTTTGTTTCTAAACTTATACCTGACGTGCAAAATCAATTAGGCACACTAAATGCAAAATTAGAATTTAAAAATTATCCTAATAACAGCACAAGTGTTATTAAAACTGCAACTTTTACTGACGCTACCGAGTTTGTAAGTTTGAGAGGAAGAGGTAGAGAGTTTACAGTTAATGTTGTTTCCAACACCACAGGAACTTCTTGGAGATTAGGAACACAACGTTTTGATATACAACCTGATGGTAGAAGATAAAAAGCCTTTATACAATTTTAAAAACAATTCAGGCACAGACATTGCTCCCTTAATTCAAGCCATAAATGTTATAGGCCAAGATTTGGTCGGTTGTGAATTAGGAGCACATAGAGGCTATAGCACAATGACCATGTTGCATAATTGTTCTCTTAAAAAACTTTTTGTCATAGATAATTGGAAGCCTTACGTTGATTATTTAAAACAAGAACCAGATGGTCAACCTGCTTACATAATTAATGAAATAGACTCTGAGATAAATGAGTTTTTGTTTAACAATCATTTAAAATACTCTGGGTCACAGGACAAGGTGTCGATAATAAAAAAAGACTCATTAGACGCTGTAAAAACTTTACAAGACAATAGCTTAGATTTTTTATTTTTTGATGCTATGTTAGACCT